ACTTCAGATGTTCTTGTTACTGGATTAGAAGTATCTCTAACACCAGCGGCAACAAGCAGTAAAGTTCTTATTATGGCTGACCTTGGAGGAACATCAACAAGTTTAGAAAATCGTCAACAATACTTTTCGTTTTATAGAGATATTGGTAGCGCTGGATATGCTGCTGTTGGTATTGGCACAGGTTCAACCCGTAATTTTGGCTTTGGATTTAACTTTGGAAGTATTTCAAGTCCACAAGACAATTATCACCCAGTATCAGGTCAATTTCTAGACTCTCCAAATACAACTTCTCTTGTAACATATCAAGTACGTGCTAGAATTTTTCAACATCCAGATTTATCTGGTTCACCAGTAGGAGCAGTTAATGGAAGAGCATCAGACAGTTCATTTGGTCCTTCTTCTAGTATTACAATATTGGAGATAGGCGCATGAGACACGAAGCAATTAGAGCATTATACGATACTGCTGTTACCATTGATGATGATGCAGGTGTATTTGATAAAGATGGAAATACAGTAACAATAGATGAATCTGCGGTCACTGCAAAAATAGCAGAATTACAAACTGCTTATGACAACTTGCAATACCAAAGAAAAAGAGCATCAGAATATCCATATCTTGTAGACCAACTTGATGATATCTACCACAACGGAATAGATGGCTGGAAAACAACCATTAAAGCCATTAAAGATAAATACCCAAAAAGTTAGTACAGTCACTTGGTAAAGAAGGAAAGATAAATGGCATTAATTAAAGTAGGTGCAGGAGGCATAAATAACAACGTTGTAACAAACGCACAAATTGCCGTAAACACAATTACTACAGACGATATTGAAGATTCAAAAGTTACACCACCAAAGTTTGGTGGCGGAGCAATGACTATTGGTTTTTCTGTAACAGACCATGACGCAGGAACCAAATCTTCAGGTACTTATACACCCGATGAAGCTGATGGTCCCTTTCAAAAAGCAGTTAATGGTGGCGCACATACCTTAGCACCTCCTTCAAATTCAACTAGTTTAGTTATTCAATATACAAACAATGCTAGTGCTGGAACTATTACAACATCTGGGTTTGATAAAGTTGATGGTGATACAATAACCACTACAAATACTCATAAATTTTTCTTTTACATAACTAAATCTAATAGCTTATCTTTATTATCAGTAAAGGCTCTTCAGTAATGTTTGGGATTATACCATCTCTGCATGGAAACCAAGCATTTGCAAATTTTACAGTCGCATCTGGAGGTTCAGTAACAACAGATGGAGATTTTAAAGTTCACACTTTTACTTCTAGCGGAACATTTAGTGTAACAAAAGTAGGTGCCGATGATGAAGTACAATATCTTGTTGTAGCTGGTGGAGGTAGTGGTGCTACAAATCAAAACTCTGCTGGAGGTGGAGGCGGAGCTGGTGGTCATAGAACAGCAACAGACCATACTCTTTCTGTACAAGATTATTCAATAACTGTAGGAGCGGGCGGAGCTGCACCAAGCACAGGCACAAATAACGGTAATCAAGGTTCTAATTCTGTTTTTGATAACATAACTAACATAGGTGGAGGACATGGTTCGGCTGGAACAAGTGTTGCTGGTGGTAATGGAGGTTCCGGTGGTGGTGGTGGAGCAAGAGGTACTCCTGGTTCAGGAACAGCTGGTCAAGGTAATGATGGTGGACCTTCAACTACAACTGATGATGGAAAATCTGGAGGCGGAGGTGGCGCTGGAGGAGATGGTCTTATTTCAGGAACAAATAATACTGGTGGTAATGGAGGACCAGGAACTGCAAACTCAATTACTGGTTCATCTGTAACAAGAGCAGGTGGCGGCGGCGGTGGTGGTGCTGCAAATGCTGGAGGTACTGGAGGCTCTGGAGGTGGTGGTAATGGTGGTCAAACAACAGCATCCAATGCAACAGCAGGAACAGTCAATACAGGTTCAGGAGGAGGAGGTTCTGGTGGAAACGGTTCTGCTTCAGGACAAGCTGGAGCTGGTGGTTCGGGAGTTGTTATTTTAAGATATAGGTTTCAATAGGTATTTATATGGCACATTTTGCAGAATTAGATGAAAACAATAAAGTACTAAGAGTTTGTGTTGTAGCTAATGAACACGAATCTGATGGAGAAAATTGGTGTAAAGATTTTTGGGGTGGCACATGGAAACAAACATCTTATAACAATAATATACGATATAACTATGCTAGTATTGGATATACATATGATGCTAGTGCAGATGCTTTTTATGCCCCACAACCTTATGCGTCTTGGTCTTTAGATAAAAATTATATTTGGCAACCTCCAATTGCACACCCTTCTGATGGAAAATTTTATAATTGGGATGAAGAAAATACACGATGGGTAGAGGTTAGCGACTAAAGGACTTATATTTAAATGGCTGATAATAATAGAGAACTTGACCAAATTCAACAAAATATTACGACTCTTCACGCAAGAAGTCAAACAAACCGTGCGCACCTACAAAAGCACGAAGCAGTTTGTGAAGAGCGATATGAACAGATAATCACTACTCTAGAACGAGTGCTTGATGACCAAGAAAAAATGCATAAAAAAGTTGATTGTTTAAACGATTTAGCAGTAAAAGGCAAAACGTCACTAAGAACATTAGTTTTCGCAGGAACAATGTTGAGCGGGCTTATAGCGGCATGGTATCACATAACTAATTTTTTTCCCAGATGAAACCCAAGTTCTTTAAAATTAAAATTCAAAAACTATTAGATAAATTACCTGTTCCGATAGATTTTAATGAGTCACAGTGGGCTATGGTAAAAGGCCTTGACCAACATAGATTTTTCGTTCACGTAGCGGCTCGGAGAACTGGAAAAAGTTTTTCAGCTTCGGTTTTAGCTTTTGCAAAACTCCTAGAGCCTGGACAACAGGTCATGGTGGTTGCACCTAACTTTAGTCTTTCAAGTATTATCTGGGATTATGTTACAGACCTGATAAAAAAGCTACAGCTTGAGGTTGACCGTTTTAATCAAAAAGATAAAGTAGTAAAACTAATTAATGGTAGCGTGTTTAGATTATTGTCAGCAAACAATAGAGACAGTTTAGTTGGTCGTGCTGCAAATCTATTAATAGTTGACGAGGCTGCTATTATTCCAAATGATGAATATTTTACTCGTGATTTACGGCCAGCCCTATCAACGTTTAAAGACTCAAGATGTTTATGGATTAGCACCCCTCGTGGAAAAGCTAATTATATGTTTGATTATTTTAACAGAGGTGATGACATTGAATATGAAGATTGGGGTTCAGCTAAATATACTTGGAGAGCCAATCCACTATTAAGTGAAAAAGATATTGATGAAGCAAAGAAAACAATCACTCGAGCGATGTATGCACAAGAGTATGAGTGTGAGTGGACAACCACTGAAGACCAAATATACGGTGGACTAAATGCAGAAAAGCATTGTAAAGAATTAGAAGGCAAGACTAGATATAGTGAAGTGATTGCAGGACTAGATGTGGGTTATCGTGACGATAGCGCCTTTATTGTTTTAGGATTTGATGGCACTGACTATCATGTAATTGACGAACTAATAGAACGTGAAATAACTACAAGTGAATTGGCGTCTAGAGTACAAGAGCTGATTGACGAACACAGTATTGATAATATATATGTAGATAGCGCGGCTCAACAACTAAAAGCTGACTTTGCTTATGACTATGATATATATTGTGAGAATGCAGTAAAAAGCGTAAACGACGGTATCAATAGTGTGCAAAATATGATTGAAAAAGATAGATTACTTTTTGATGAGGAGCGAGCAGTACACACCTTTAATGCGATGAGCAGTTATAAGTGGAATCCTAATACTGAAACACCTAAACCTGTTCACGACTGGTGCTCTCATCCGAGCGATGCAGTTAGATATGCTATTTACAGCCATCAAAAGATGAGCGCTATCGCAGTTTATGTTTAAAAATTATTTGCGTTATAGATAAAAGTATGAGATAATTTATTATGGCTAAAGAAACACCCGAATGGAGACAATGGCTGAGTGAGAAACTTAACCCTGCTCAACCAAGCATAGCGTCCCTAGAACCTTATGCATCTCCTGAGACAATCGTTGATTTTGAACAGGCTTATCGTGAGATAGAGATTGTACACCGTTCTATAGAAATGTGTATTAATGCTATGACTGATGTGCCCTTAATCGTTGAGGGTGGTAGTCCTTCAAAAAAAGTAAACAAGATTTTAAATTTAAGACCCAATCCATTTGAGGACAGGGCAAGATTGTTTAGACGAGCATTTTTAGATTTTCACTTAGACGGTAACACATTCTTTTACTATGATGGTAATGATTTATTTCTATTACCAGCAAATGATGTTGAAGTTGTGCCAGATGAGAAAACATTTGTAAGTCATTACAACTATCTTATAACAAACCAACAAACAGCAGATTTTTATGGCTTTAACAAAGAGACCACTAAAGCCCAAGCAATTGTTTTCC